AGGTTAATTCCGTACTGAGTTAAAAGAGTCCCACCGCCGATGGTGGAACCGTTCGGAAGGCTCTTGTCGTTTGAGATGACGTTGAACATCGGCTCGGACGGAATGTCCTCGAACGGACTCACCATCCAGTGAACGAACTTCGCCCGGCCGCTCATGATGGCACCCCTTCCATAATCCAAGTTACTGGACTATCATTTTTTTGCTTGGCCATTAAATCATGGGCTTCAGAACGACTTCCGGCCCAGACGCTTTCTGTCCAACATTCTCCGTCTTCTTCACTCGTTACTAAAAATTTGTAAGGTTTCCATGTTTTTGTTTTCATGACACCACCTCCATTTTCACGTTACGTGGAATTTCAAGAACGCGGTCCGTGTCAATGCCTAATTCAATGGCGAAGGCGAGCAGGCCGGTATCAGAGACGATATGCTTTAAGGCGTCTACAAGCACGTGCTCTTGATTGCGTGGATTGTGTTTGCGGAATTCTTCGAGGATGGCGTTGATGATTTTTGATCGGTTCATAATGGTTCCTCCTAATATCTAACCACGATAATAAATGGCGTCCATAAGCTTGCATCGAACACAGTTATCGCCACGCTCTTGACAGGTCGATTCAATCACGTCCAACGCGGCTTTCATGGCTTCCATCGATTTTTCATAAGAATTAACGGCATGGGCGACGAAGGCCGCTTCATGAGAATCAAGGCTCAATTGATGTGCAATCTTACTGATCGTTTCTTCGTTTGTGTCGAAGGATACTTCTGTCATTGTTTTCATATTGTTCCTCCCTCCCTCTTTCTTTCATACTATTATTCTACATCATGAAGTAGGTGTTGTTAAGGGTTATTTTACTCACTATATTCAGAGATCTCTTCATTTACTTCGTTTCCTAAGCGTTCTAATTTCATGTCGAAAACAATGCAATAATCAATGATGGCTTTTAGAGTCTTTCGAAAACTCTCCAGTTCATCCAGTCTCTGCTCCAATGCTTCCAGATCTTTCATTTATCTCCTAACACAAACTTGAAAACTCAAGATTAAAAGATCTCGATTCGCTCGAACTGGATCGGCTGTTATCATGTCGCAGTAAGCGATGGCTCTTTTTCCATCGATGATTGTCGGTGTCACAAGAATGTCTATTTCTTCGCCGAATTTAATCAGGTTCTCTTGTTCCTTGGGGCTCATCATGTCAGTTCTTTTTATTCGTTGGGACAATGACTCTTGGGTCATTACAAACGCAGGTAGGCTCAGTGACTTTTTTTTTATTCCAATTGTATGAGCCGCATTTCGGACATTTCTTAGGATCACCATCAATAATTCTCGGCAACCAAATGTATTCACACTTTTTGCATACCTTCGCCGTCACAGTAACGATCTCGTCTTTTTCCATTTCCATAATTATTACTCTACATCTTGATGCGGATCTTATCAAATTGTTTAGAGTTATTTTTTTGGAAAAGGCGTGGATCAATCTGGGCTCCATGATTCAGCTGATTTGACATCATCATCGCGTTGTTCTATCCTTCACTCAGATGACTGGGACAGCGCGTCCCCAGTTTCCTGCCGTAGGTCGCTAAGTTGCTCGCTACGTTGTAGCTCAACTGACTGCACGGTAGAAAGATACCGTGATGGCCGGCAAGATCATCGATGCACAACTCAGGCTCCGCGACCTCGGAACTCTATTGGTTTCCCATAACCATTAGAACAGTTTTAAAAAAAAATCATTTCCCACCTTATCTATCTGATTTTTTCCTTCTTGGAAGTTTATTTTTCCTATCGTTCTTTTTATCATCCATTGACTTCTTTAAATAGAAAACTTAAACTTCTAAGATGGTTTTTTTATTCTTAAATCTCATCATTGATCCTTCTTCTATATGCCCGCCAGAATCGCCCTCGATCTTAAAACCGGATTCTTAGAATCTGCCTCCGATTCCTTCGTCACTTTCTCTGCCGCTGAAAAAGTGAGAGCAATCCAGATGGCTGAAGAAATGGTCGCGCGCGGTGAAATGCCTCGCGTCTCTTATATCTGCAAAGCACTCGATGTCGATATCGATACCTTCACCAGACATAGAAGAATGGACCCACTCCTTAAAAAAGAATGGGAAAGAGTCATCGATCTAATGGAAGAAAAAATCGTCGGCGTGATGGTCGCTAGAGGTCAGCAAGCCAATGGTTTCATGGATCGCATCGCTTGGCTGAGAGCCTATCGCCCACACAGATGGAATCCTGATAGGCAGATTCAACTCCAGGCTGATATCAGGGTCACGCAAAATATTGTTGAGGGAATTAATGGCAAGAATGATGCAATAGAAGCCGAAATAGTGCCGAATTCTGAAGAAAACAGTTGATAACTGGCACTCTTAGCAAACAATTAGATATCAATCTGTTTGAGTGCTTGGATAACAGTTACATAGTGCATAATATCACAGCATCTCTATTTCGCTAGAATATCAATTGCTTCCAGTTAGTTGAATACTGCATACGATAGATTATCAGAAGTAAATCCAGGAGATCGATTGAAAGCTATCACTCGCAATCCTAAGCAACATGTCTGCCATCCGGCTGGAAAAAACCCCACCCCCACCCCTCTAATCATAACTAAGCCCCTAACCCGACTGCAGAAAACAAAAAAGGGTTTGAGTGCTGAGCTTGAAGAAAAGTTGAAAGAAATAAATGAAAGGATAAAGAGATTGGAAGATCAGCAAAGAGAGACTGCTTCTAAAATTTACTGGAACAAATGTATGAGATGTCGAGACGGATTAATTACTGGTGCATGGACGGCGCGTTTTGGTAGCCAGAGTTAATTTTATGATAGAGATTGGCGACAATCTTTATCTTCCTGGAGGCAATCATAAAACCACCGTTATTTTTGTTGGGAACGAATATGCGATCAGTCGGTGTTGTCATGGTGATGAATTTATTTGGGAATTAGATCAAGAGCAAGAGGTAAAGCAAATTGTTGAAGTTGACAAAAAATTTGAGTACGAATGAAATAGAGGAGTTGATGAATGGAAAAAGTTAATGATGGAGGGCCGGCATTTCCAATTGATTCGTTACAGGGGATGTCTCTTCGTGATTGGTTTGCTGGAAATGAAAGAAGTTATCCAAGTGTTACATGGTGTTTAAAACAACCTGATTTTGATAGTGGAAAGCCTTCTGAACTTGGAAAAGAATTAATGGCTAGATGGCGATATGAGATAGCTGACACTATGCTTGTTGAGAGGAATTTAACATGAATGGATAAGTGTAAAGCCTACGATGTTTGGGGTGAATATTTCAATGAAGACGACACAGGGGACGATGAGCCAGGAGATCAATCGATCTCAGGCGAAGAAGATTCGGCAGAAGAAGACGATGGATAAGCAACGGGCGCATTATGAATTTTGCGTTTACCGGAACCGCGTATTAAGTCGATGTCCGGTATGCTCAGGATGGGTGAACAACAAGCCGACGAAAACGGTGCTGACATTTTTCCATGGGAATCCAAAAAGGAGAAATGGTTGGTGGTAAAAATAATAAATGGAAAGCATTGAAGATGATGGAAAGTCTATTGTTGCTAAGCCGGGTATTCGTGTCATTCATATGTGGGAATCAATGAACTTTATACGTGGAACAATTGTACGTGATTTCGGTAGTTTTGCTTATGTCAAATGGGATGATCCAAAATATGGCCAAACCTCCGAAGATTACAAAGTTATTTTTCCAGAAGAACTATTAACAGAAGAAATGGAACAAAAGTTACGTGGGTCATCGACCCGTGGATCATGATCACGATAGACGACGAGAGCGTACAGGCCACTCAAGCTCAGGTAAATGAGATTATATTTCGTTGCAAGGAAGATTTAAAATTTCTCTGCAAGATGATATTGGGGTACAAGGACTGGTCGGCGAACCCGGAGTTGCATCGTGCGATTGCGATGCACATAAGGAAGCCGTCCAAGTATAAATTGTTTCTATTGCCACGGGACCATCTGAAGAGTTCTATCATCACCAAGGGCGGTGCCATTATGCGCTTGTGCAAATATCCGAACATTCGGATATTAATTGCCAACAACACATGGGACAATGCGCGTAAATTTTTGGGTTCGATCACAAAATATTTAATGCAGGGCCAGGAGCTTCCCAAATTTTTCGGGACATTCGAATCCAAGCAATGGAATCAAGATGAGATCACGATCAAGCAGAGAAAGGTGATCTTGGACGCGCCGACGATAGCGACCACGGGATTGGAAAAAGAGCAGACTTCACAGCATTACGATCTTATTATTGCAGACGATCTGGTGGCGCGGGAAAATGTCCAAACATCGGAACAGCGGGCGAAAGTCAAAGACTACATCAACTCGCTCATTGCTTTATTGGAGCCAAACGGGGAACTTTGGGTTGTGGGAACTCGCTGGAGCCAAGACGACGCGTATGGGGATCTTCTCGAAGAAGGGATCTGGGATCCCCTCATTCGCAGCGCCTATACGGACGAGACGAGATCCGCTCCGATCTTCCCTGAGAAGTTTACTCTTGAAAAATTACAATTTCTGCGAAATAAGCTGGGCCCGACACTCTTTTCCTGTTGGTTCGTTAATGATCCCATCTCCCAGGAAGCAGCTGATTTCAAAAAAGAATGGGTGAGATACTACCAGCTGGGCACGCCGCACCCCGATAATTTGTATTTGGCTATTGATCCAGCTCATTCGCTGGGCCGGGATGCGGACCCGACGGCCATGACCGTGGCCGGCAAGTTTTCCACAGGTGTGATTAGAGTGGTTGATTACTTTCGAAAGAAGGTGGTTCCGTCTGAATTAATCGATGCGCTTTTTACGCTGGTTAAGAAATGGGGGCTTCGCAGAATTGGAATTGAGTCGTGGGCTTTTCAGAAAACGTTGAAGTATGAGATTGAGAGGAAACAGAAAGAGAACGGGATTTATTTCTCAATTGACGAGTTGACCATGGGCCGGGGTCAATATATGGAGCCAACCCGGAATAAGGAATCCCGGATCAGGTCCTTGCAGCCTTTGTTTGAGCAAGGCTTAATCGAGCTCCGGCCCGACATGACCGATTTAGTGGACGAGCTCTTGGCATTTCCGCGTGGCAAGCATGACGATCTGATCGATTGCTTGTCCAGAACGACGAACTTTTTAATTCCGAGTCTGGGGACCCAGCCGAAGGCTGATGAGAAATATATGAGCATGGATTGGTGGGTTAAAAATCATTTGCCGGCGGCGCCGACCGGCAATATTTATGAGCGCTACATGGCGGATCTGAGATAGAATCCAATCCGATGCAGTGATTTCTCACAATGTCCAAAATACATTTTAACATTCTATATTCCGGCGGTGAGTGGATTATTCAAGCGGTGGGCACATTCATTGATAAAAATGGAGAGCGTAAGCAATGCGCGACGCACCCGGACCAAAGCCCTATAAAATCAGCTTCTTGGCTCAGACAAAAAAAGAAAGAGCATAGGTCGGCGTTGAAGTTATTTATGAGAAATCAATAATGAATGAGCAATCTTCGGTGATAGACAGGTTGGGTGAAAAAATTTTCCTTTCTCACATAGTGCAAGAAAAAATTTACTACAAAATTACAAGCAAAGTAAGCGATTTTGTTTCCTATAAACTGATCTATGAGGTGAAAGAAAAATTCAGTGATAAAGTGAAAGACAAAGTTTCTTTAAAAGTTGCTTCCAAAGTTTTAGACAAAGCAAAAAAGGAAATTTACGGAAAAGTTCAGTTGCTTGCTGGTGATTGGGAATTCCCTATAAAGATTTAAAAATGATTGACATTACCGTCATAGGAATTAAATCCATGAAGAACGTGACACAAGACAATCTTCTTTCAGAACTTCACAATTATCTTGACAGGACAAAATTTTTCGGTACAATAAACCTCAAATACGAAGCGGGTGTTCTTAAGTACGTGAAATGCGAAGAAACATTCACCGTGGATAGTTTGATTCAACATTTGAGTCAGTGACTTTTGAATTCGTAAGGGAACAACGAATAGGTTTCGCTGGTTTCCTATAAAAAGCCAGACCATATTTTACGCTGTCGGAATGACTGAGGCGGAGTCCCTAAAGGAAAATGGGACTTCCGCCTTTTTTTGGAGAAATGGTTACCAACCCAATGAGTCAAAATGGATTTTAAGGACAAGGATAAAGTCGGCGTATCTGAAACGCCCCATTCCGGTTCGGAGAAACAGGAAGTCGAAGCCTGGCTCCGCACCATTGAAGCCACCGTTAAATGGCGAGACGGCATCGGAAACAAAAGCGGCTGGAAGCGATTTGTCAACGAGTACAAAAACAATTGGGATTTTCTTCAATCTTCGGTTTCTATTCCGCTCATTCCGGTTAATCTTGTCTATGCCTATACCAAAACGGAAATTGCCCGGCTCTATTTTAAAGATCCTTGGATCACGGTTAACGCCAAAAGAGTCGAAGATCTTGGCGCCGCGCAGATCGCTGAGCAAATCATTAATTACACCTGGGGCGAGTTGAAATTAAAGTCCCAGATTAAGCTGGCTCTTATGGAAGCGCTCCTGGTCGGGCATTCCTGGATTAAAATCGGGTATGCCGCCGAATTCGGCACCGTTGAATCTCAGCCAAAAGAAGAAAAAAGATCGCCTGGTCGACCCAAAAAATTCAAGGAAGTTGAAACCAATGAGTACATAAAATCGGAATCTGTTTTCGCTTACCAAGTTTCGTATAAAGATGTTATTTTTGATCCTTCCGCAACTTTCCCAGCCACATCAAATGCTCGTTGGATGGCGCATAAAGTGGTGAAACCTTATCGGGCTATCGTACAGTCAGGGATCTATGAACATACGGATGAACTTAAACCGAACGTGTACGTTGATGATCCCAACGTTCCTTACGATACGCCCGATTCTTTGAAAGAAGGATTTGGAAAAGACGTTCGGTCCGTTGTTTTGTGGGAAATTTACGATCTGGATCATCAAACGGTAACAACAGTATCGCCGGGTTGTATATATAAGCTGCGTGAAATACTGCTTCCTGAGTATTTGAACGGCGGATTTCCTTTCATCATGCTGGCCTTCAATCCGGTTCCGGGAGATGTTTATCCCATGTCCGATATCGCTCCGCAGGAAGGCCAGATCATTGAATTAACAAAAATACTCTCTTTGGCCATTAATCATTTAAAAAGGTGGAATCGGCAGATGATCGTTGATGCGGATGCTTTCACTCCGGATGAGGCTGCTAAATTCAAAGACGCCAATGACGGGGCCATTATTCAGGCTCAACAACCGGGCGTCAAGGACAAGATTTTTATTCCACCTTATCCGCCGGTTCAATCGGATGTTTATGGCGTCTGGAATTGGACTTATGATATCTGGCGCTCCGTCGCCGGCCAGACTCAGACCGATCAGGGCGGCCAAGCCAAAACACAAACCAGGACATTGGGCGAACTTCGCATGGCGCTTCAGGGAGGCAAGGCCCGGTCTGATGAAAAAGTGGATACACTGGAAGACGTCTTGAGCGAGGTAGCCAGGAAGCTCCTCTTCATTATTCAGAAAAAATATGACTTGCCGAAAATAGCCAGGATCGTAGGGCCAAAAGCAGTTCAAGAAAAGATTTTGAAGATTTTACCGAAGCGACCTTCAGTCCAACCAAACATGCCTCAGCCTGGAGCTCAAGTTCCTGGAGCACTCCCTCAAGGGACCCAAGGGTCATTGACCCAAGGACCAATGCCTCCTGGGGAGATGTCACCCGGCTCGATGCCTCAAGGATCGATGTTGCCGGGAATGTCTCCTCCGCCATTACAACCAAATCCAGTCGCTCAATCTTCCTATCAAAACGGTTTTGGGTTCTCGTGGAACCGGACCGATATTATTGGCGAGATGGACGTGGACGTTCTGGCCGGGTCCACTGTTCCCATGGATCGGGAAAGCATGTTGGAGGTCATGGAGAAGCTGGCTCCGTTTTTACAATTGGCCGGTGTCACTCCGGGCAGTCCGGCGGCCAAAGCTTATTTTCGTGAGTTCATTCGTTTGATCGGGATTATGTCCGTTGAATCCATTATGGATCAGATCGAAGAACAGCCACAGATACCGCCTCCTAAAATCATGGAAACCCAGGCCAAAATACAAGGAAAGATGGCCGAGACCAAGATGAAGATCCAGGGTAAAGCCCAAGAGGAGGCCATAAAGATTCAGGCCTTGAAAGAAAAACTTCATGTGGACCGCGTTAAAAACGAGATGCAAATGCAAAAAGGGATCATGGATTCGATTCTTAAGCAATTCAGGCAGCCCGTTAATGGCGGTTTTCAGAATGGAGGACAAAATGGTTCAGAGATATAAAAAGATGGGTGATCAGTTGGGAAAGAATATATCTCATGTCGGATCGCACATGCCGACTGTGGCGGTTGGAATTTTAAGGAAGCGCCGGATAAGGAAAGTGGATAATAAAGAGCTCGCTTCGGGCGGATCAAAAGTAAAACCGCTCAAAGAATATAACCCGTACCCAACTCAATTTAATCCGTCAACTTAAGGGGACATTTGTCCCGAGGAACCCCATTTGATTTGTGATAACTGCAAAAACGAAAAAGCAACGGTTCTGGAATTTGTTTACAGCAAGAAAGGCGTTTTTAAAAGGTGCGAATTTTGCGGCGCCAGCCGTCCTCACTTGTCTGATGTTTATTTTAAAGAGCCTTATTTGGATGAACACCTGGCTTGTGAAGAATTCCCAGGCGCCAAGATGATTACAAGCAAGTCAGAGAAAAAAAGATGGCTTGAAAAATGCCATTTACGGGAAGGGGGCGACCGGGTGCATGGAGCCAATAAATTTGATTCGATTTCACATCGACACGCCGTACTCAGTCTTCAACAGAATTCTCAACGGAGGATAAAATGAGCAACAAATCGCCGGACATGAACAGCAAGGGAGTAAAAGTCAACACATCAGAGCCCCTCTCGCCACAAGGACCGCTCAAGGACACTCTGAAGGCTTATGACGAATGGGATATTAACAAACTCAAAGATCCTACCTCCTATGGTGATAAAAACACGAAGGGCCAAGGCTCGAAGCCTTAAGTTGGAGTTATGCCAGCTACCGACGTCTTAAGAACTTACCGGGACAAAGGTTACGCGTCAACCAGTCCCGGTAATCCAGACAATTCTTCCGGTAAAAAAGACGGCATGGATTCCGGCGAGCAAAACCAGATGCCACGGATCATTAAATTCACCGATGATGAATCCAAGGCTTTCGCTCAGGCCAAACCGGGCGAGGATCTGGCCTGTGAAGTGCATGGCACTTTAGATGGGGAAGGCGGGTTTCGAATCATGTCCGTGGCGCCCTTGGCCGGCGCTAGTGCGCCCGCAGGCAGTGAACAGGATATGGCCGGCCAGGTCATGCAAAAAGTAATGCCGGGAGCAATGTAAGATAAGGGGAAATCAATGGAAAATACAGCGGTAGTAGAACCTCAAGCAAATCAAGAATCACCAATTGACCAGGCGCCAATTGCGCCAGCAGATCCGTTTGCGTTGGACGAAAACGCGCTTACTTCTTTGTCGCCTGAGCAGCGGGCTTCGCTCGATCCGATCATGGATTCCTGGAAAAAGAAGGCGGTTGAGGAAATCCAGAAACGTGAATCGGACGCCTCACAAAAGTATAAACCCTACGAAGAAAAAGCGCAGACCTTAGACAAACTCACCAACTACGCGCCCTTCGTTCAATGGTGGCAGGCACAGCAACGGACCGCTGCTGCCGGCGCCTCGCCGGCTCAGCAGGGCGCCGTTTCTCAAAGCAAGCCTCAAGATTTCGCCACTCAACAGGAATGGCAAGAGGCAATCTGGCAGGCATCTCAGGGTGATGCGGCCAAACTCCAGGAAATCAATTCCAAAATGATGGCGGCTTGGGCCACGCCGTTTGTCCAGCAGTTGAATCAGCGTCAGCAGGTCATTGAAACCCAGCTTGAGGTGAAAGATTTATTTGAGAGGCACCCGGACGCAAAAGATCTTGATGCCATCGGCCTTGATCCGAAAACAAAAGAAGGAACCTCGCTTTTGGAAATGGCGCTCGATTGGTCTGAACGAAACCAGAAATCTCTTGAAGATGGTTATCAATTGGCCAAGAAATGGGCTGATTCGATGCGGGTCGGGGCTCAGCAGCAGGCGATGGGCCTGGTCAACGGCAAGAGAAATGATATTACTGCCGGACCATCAACGTCAAATTCGAGTCAAAATATCATCGAAGTCTCCGATAGCGATGAGCTCCTTAGAAAAAGCATGGAAGCTCAATTGGCCGGTCAAAAAGATGTTCGGTTTGTGATTAGGAAGAAGTGATGATGTCTCAAGGGTTAGATATGTTTCCAAGATTCTCGAGTCAAAATAGATCGAATATTTCTCCTGGATACGCCGAATTCGATAGCCAGTTGTCCGGCTGTTACCTTTTTCGGAATCCATTTCTTTCTTATTTCAAGAATTTGTTTTTCAGTGAGAATAGCTCGACCAGATTTTTCTCCAAATGGATGTCTTTTTTTGGAAACCATGTCCGCATTATTTTCTGCATTTGTGCCAACAAAAAGGTGATCCGGTCTCACACACAAACGGTTATCGCATTTATGAAGAACGTGAAGACCGCCACGAATATGTCCATGTTCAATGATATAAGAAACCCGATGAGGGTAATGAATGACACCGCAGAGGCAGAAAGTTCCATACCCGCGTTTTCCTTTAGACCCTTTCCAATTCCAACAAGTTTGCGTTTTTTCAACGCTGTGCCAAAAGCGCTCTTTAAGACGAGTCACATAATATTCAACGATTTCCTCCATGCTGTTTCGTATTTTGGAGGCTTTGCTAGTGTACATATATGAACATTAGCACAACCTTAGGGGTAAAGGAAGGTATTAAATGGCAATCTCGGATAAAAAAATTGTCCGTTAAAGAAGGAATTCTTTAATGCCAAAGCCCGAATATCGGTTAAAAGCCGGAAGCGGCCAAGACCGAAGCGTCAACTAACAGTACGCTCGAACGACTGACAAGGGCACCCAGCACGGGTGGAGATACAGTCTAGTCTCACGCTATAACAAAAGAAACGTGAGTTAATAAAAACGACAATATTTACTTACGGGCCGGCAAATGTTACCTCGTTGATTGCGACAACGCTTTCAACTTATGGAAAACAACTCGCCGATAATGTCCACAAGGCTATCCCACTTCTCGCGTGGTTAACGATTAAAAAGCGAGTGACGGAGGAAGGAGGAGCGTCGATTATTCGACCGGTTGTTTTCGCGTCGAATAGCACTGCCGCTTTTTATTCCTCGGATGATGTTCTTGACACAACGATTCAGGACAACTTCACGGCGGCGCAATGGCAATGGCGGCAAGCAGCAGCTTCCATCGTTGTTACGGGTCGGATCGAACTCCAAAACGCAGGACGGGCTCAGGTTATCGATTACGCGAAAGCGCAGATTGATAATGCACTGGCATCTTTAAAAGAGACCATCGATATTAAACTCTTTGCCACGGCCCAAGCCGGTTCCAATATCACGCCGCTGAATGCGATCATCTCAAATACCGGTACAATCGGTGATATAAATGGTGGTACCAACGCATTTTGGCAGAGCACTCAAACGGCTTCGGGCTCTTTTGCTCAGCGCGGTATGTCCGATCTTCGGACGGCGTGGGACAATGTGGCGGTTCGTATGCCGGCAGGAGGTCCTGATTTGATTCTGTCAGATCAGACTGGTTATGAGGCTTATGAGGCGACCTTGACTCCGACTGTTCGTTACACCGATGTTAGCATGGGCGATCTTGGTTTTGTGAATCTGAAATACAAGGAAGCTGTTTGGACTTGGGACCCGAACGCAACAGCCGGCTATGTTTATGGCTTGAATTCTAAGGCGTTGGAGTTGGTTCAGCACACGAATCGTCTGTTCACGATCTCAGAATGGGTCAAGCCCGCCAATCAGGATCTGAAAGTGGCTCAAGTATTCTGGGCTGGAGAGTGCACAACCAATAACCGGAGGAAATTATTTCTCCTCACGGGTGTCACAGCTTAAAAGGAGGTTTCTATGGCATTTTCAGCGACAGTTAGAGGAACCTCTTATTTTGGTGACGGAGTGAGATCCATCTATGGTGATTGGACTGGAGCCGTCGGAGATGCAGCTGGAACATTGGCGTTGGCCGGCGGCTATCCCATTCTGGCCATATTCCAGAAATTCGATACGTTGGATAACACTTTCCAAATTATCCCGCGTGTCGAGGTGTCAACAACTTCTGGAATCACGACTTACACCATAGAAAATCAAGATACTGTGGCAACAGGCCGGTTCTTCATTCTTCACAAAGGTCAATGACCTAATGGGTCAGTGATTCACTGGTCAATAAAAAATTCTGGGTGACGCCAACTTTTAGGAGTTGGAGGACTTTAGGGGTAAGTCCGTAGCGGCGATGGCCGCCGCACCCGTCGATCAATAGGGGTAAAGGTAGGAAATTATGTTGTGGAAACATGCGGCATTGGGAGACGAAAAAGGGTTTGGCACGTTTAAATGCGTGGAAGCAACAAGCATCACGACCGGTTACTTTGTGGCGCTTCGTGTCGGCACAAACGCCAGTTTTGATGGAACTCAAGTTGTGATGGCTCGAAGCGGAACTGCCATTGATTTGCCAGGGTTCGTTGGTATCGCAGCTCAAGATATCGGATCGAATCTCTATGGAAGGGTCCAGGTTTATGGAGCGGTGGCATCAGTGGCGTTTTCTAATGTCGGGACTTCCATTACGATCAACGTTGGCGATCCCTTGGTTCCAGGCGCGATGCCGGGCGGAGGCGCTTCTTTGGCGCCCACTTATGCGTCGTCAGGATTCCGTTTCGTGATCGCTTCCGCCGTCCCTGCGGCTATCTCAGCTGTTGGTTGGATGAGTGGATGGGTACGGGCTATTTAGACAATTATTTAGATCTGCTTTTAGACAGATTTTCCGGTCGCCAGACGCCGAACAGTCCATCCAGGTTATTCTGGTGTCGGGTGTGCCGGAAAATCAGGTCTGATAAGCAATTAAATAAAGGGGTATGCCTTGGTCATAATTATTATGCGGTTAACGAAACATGGATGAACTTCTTAAAATCATTGATCAGGTTATAGATTGTCCAACTATAAATGGAGATGTGGAATTTAAGCCGGTCATTAAAAAGGTGGCGATCTGTATCCCGTTAAAGGGACATACTCCACCCAAAGCGTACAATGACCGGATGTTGATGGCGTTTCAGTTGGGTCAGACGGAGATGGAGCAGCGTCTCAAAAATGAGCCGATCCAGTATATTTTTTACTGGTTTTTCGCTGGGGAACTGTTTGTTCCCTATGCCCGCGAGAATCTGGCGAACATGGCCTTGAAATATGAGTGCGATTACTTGTTTTCTATTGATGACGATATGCTGGCTCCGCCGGATTTGTTTTACCGGTTAGTGAAGCATGACGTCGATATCGTGGCGGCCCTGGCGTTTACTCGAAATCCGCCATACAATCCAGTTATTTGCACAAGTTTTAATGGGTTTGATCCGGTAACGAAACAGAATTTTTACACCCATTCGACGGTGAAAAATTATCCCAGAAACACGCTTGTGGAATGTGATTCCGTTGGTTTTGGCGCGGTTCTAATTAAAACAGCGGTATTTCGAGGTATTCCAGAACCGAGGTTTATGTCTTCGAATCCAAGTGGTGAGGATGTTCTCTTTTGTACGAAAGCCAAGGAGAAAGGATTCCGGGTTTTTATGGATACGTCCATCAAGCTGGGTCACTTGGGTGACTCGGTTGTCATCACGGAAGGTTATGCAGATGAATTCAATAAAATGGATGAGGCGGAGCGTGAAAAATTAATGGGTAAATATTCTTACCCATCACTGGAGAAGGCAAGGTAAACATGACTCTACCTTTGTGTATGGCGAGGCAAATATGGCGCTCACGCTCACGCAGGAACAGCAAATCAGCAGCTTGCTTCATTACATTATTAATCAAACGGAGCATCATAACGACTTTATGACGAATTCAATCAGTAATTTTTTGAGCATCCTTGATGCAGATATTGTTTCTCAGTCGGGAATGGTATGTTCAATCCCGTCAGCTCCAGGTTCTTTAGACAATATTCCCGTTGTCATCAATGAAAGCGAAGTCCCAAAAACTAAAAAATAAATTATCTATGTCCATCATCGATATCATTGTGCCGACAGTTAATAATCCGGATTATCTCTATCCGTGTTTAAAATCGATTTTTCAGAATTCTATGACGGAAGATTTTTTTCGAGTGATTGTGGTTAATAACGGAGCGGAAGAAATAATGAAACCGCTGCTGGATCAGCCTGGACTGGACATCGTTCAGATGCCTAAAAATATGGGCTGGGAAGGAGGGCTTAAGGCCGGACTCGAATATTCAAAAGCTCCGTTCGTTGTTTTTATGAACGACGATACCTTCGTTCCGCAAGGTTCGCGCCTTTGGCTTAATCGGATGCTGGATCATTTCGCTTACCCTGATTGCGCCGCAGTCGGTCCAACATCCAATTGTGTTATGGGTCTTCAAAATATTTTTGCAGCCGATGTCCCGGATGTTTTCAGAGTTTCTTATTTGATTGGATTCTGCGTGATGATTCGCCGCGCACATTTGGATGAGGTTGGCGGTGTGGACGACTCCATGCCAAACCATGGAGACGATTTGGACCTTTCTATCCGTCTTCGCAAGATCGGCAAATATCTTATTTGCGACCGGAACGTGTTCATCTATCATCACGGATTCAAAACGGGCCAACGTTTACAGGGTGATTACTGGAATTCGGCCATGATGAAGGAAAAAACAGACGTTCATCTGCAAGATAAATACGGATTCAAGGAATGGTTTAACACGCGTTACAATCAATACCGCTCTATGAATCCATGGCAAGAATGGGAAGCTCGTGACGTTGAAGCGGAATGTGTCAAAAAATATGCTGCCGGCAACATTTTGGAACTCGGCTGTGGTCCCATTAAAACAGTTCCCGATTCCGTTGGCGTTGATATTATTCCGGCAGGTCAGAGAATTCCTGGATTGAAAGCAGAAAATTCTGTGGCCGATATAGAAGCTGATGTCTCCAAGGAAATTCCTGTTCCACATGGAACATTTGACACGGTAATTGCCAGGCACATTCTTGAACACATCCCAGATTTAATTGAAACGATTACGATGTGGGGGAAACCCCTGAAAACAGGGGGAAGGCTCATTATTGCGGTGCCGAATCATGAACTGAGAAACACCATTCCCTTGAACATTCAGCATGTTCACGCTTTCACCCCTAGCAGTCTCAAAAATTTAATGGTTTCGCAAGGATGGAAATTTGTGGCGGAAGAAGATCCTCAAAATAGGATTAGCTTTGTGCAGGTTTGGGAGAAAAACGGTGTCCACTAAACCACGAGTCGCTATTTATTATTTCGTCGTTCCGAGCACAAATTATAGAAATGATGGGGGACCCCTTTATTCATTCTATAACTTAAAAAAGATACTTGATCCAGCAAGTGTTAAATGGATTGGTGAATCCTGTAAATTTGAGTCAAGCCAACAAGTTATGCGCTTAACGCCCTATGGAAAACCAGATCAATGCGGGACTTTTGACCTAAATATCATGGTGGACCATGGCGAAGACGCCATCGGCGTTCCATTGGATTTTGAATACCCGCATCCGAGCGCTTATTGGGTTTCCGATGCGCACATCAATGAAAACGCTTACAAACATCGCCTTGAAACTGCGCGCAAATTCGATTTCGTGTTCTTGGCCCAGCGCGAATTCATCGACCAGTTCGCAGCGGACGGAATCCCACGGGAAAAAATGTTCTTTCTCCCCCATGCAGTTGAACCTATGGTCTATAAACCTTGGCCTATCATCGAGAAATGGGATTGGTGCTTTATTGGCCATCCGAATTCAGAACACCGGATTGATTTGATCGACAGGTTCATGAAGGAATTTCCAAGCCGCTATGTCGGATGGCGAGAACCGGCTTGGCTTGGTTATAACGTTCTGGAAGACGCGGCCAGAAAGTTTTGTCAGTCCAGATTAATCGTTTCCGATTCAATCAAAAAAGACTTGAATATGAGGACCTTTGAAGCTTTAGGATGTAAAAAACTTCTTTTGACAAATAAATTTCCGGCTCTTGAAGAAGTGTTTGAAAATGGAAAACATCTGATCGCCTATGACAGCATAGACGATGCTATTGCTTCGGCTCATGAACTTCTCGCGGATGAAGATAGGCGCAATCAAATCGCAGAGCAAGGCTATCAAGAGGTTATTTCCAAGCACACTTATGAGCACCGGATGAGAGAAATTTTACGTGTCTGTTTAAATTACGTACCAAAAGGGGAACTTCAACTATGCTAATTCGTCTTTGCGGTCATTTTATCGATAATCCCGGTCATCGGGATAAACTCATTGCTATTAAAGGTTTGCCGGAAGAATGGATTTTGAGGCCATCTCGTTTCGGCGGGAAAGAATTAGTGAAGCCATGGATACCTGATATCGAAGCCAATATCCCAAAGTCCATAAGAAATTTATGTGAACCCATCGAAATAACAGTGGTGTTTCCGCCTATTCATAAAGATGCGGATTACGTGGTGGACCATCTAACCATAATCGGTATTCGGTTCGATTATATGACCGAACCCGGGCATGAATTGTGGGAAAAAATAGAGGATTATATCGAACGGATGACGCCTAGAGATCAGCGTATTTTAAAACCGTGCATCGTGGCCCCTGACCAGAAATCGGAATTCAATCCGCATATGGCTAAGCGTTCCGTTCGTGGAGGGTTGGAATTTCATCCATGTGATATTCCAGTCATTGATCTAAGGCCAACGGCGCCAACACCAATAAATAATGATCCAAAGGTTGCTGTAGTGATGGCACCAATAATACTGCCTCCGCAAACAGTGCCAGCTACTCAAACAACAACGACAATGGGCGTCAATCAAATATTACCAACCGTATCAACGACGGTCGATAAAACAATTCCAGAGAATTTACATTTAAATGAAAAAATTCAAGAGTCAATGACCCAAAGTACAGAAACTTTTTTTAATTGTGATCAATGCTCTAAAAGTTTTTCAAATAAACGAGCCCTCCACATGCACAAGGTGGGTGGCCATAAAAAGGTGGCGCCAGCTACCGTGGGAGTTTAACTATGGGCTATACGCCGTCAGTTTGTGGATATACCAGAATAACAGTGTCGGGCATTATTGGGGACAGCGGTAAACCGATTGCGGTGACTGGTTATAGCGTTTTATCAGGAGCGACCGCTGCCGTGCCTTATTTAAGGAATGGGACCGGTGTTGCCGGAGACACCCAGGTTTGCCGTCTACCAGGAACCGCTAACATATCTGTAGAAACAGTAAAGCCCTTGCCGACTATTATTCCAAGTGGATGCTATATAAGCTTTGATGCAAATACGACGGAAGTAACCGTTTACTTTTACCAGCAATCAGTTACGAGTTAGGAGGATGATTGGCCAACTTAACATTCATCGACCTCTTAAACGAAACCTATGCCCAGACAGGTCTTGATTCCAATGACAGCAACGTTCAGACAAATGTAAAAAGATGGGTTAATTACACCCAGCAAGATCTCTTGGCTCGCTGGCCTTGGACGTTTATGGAGGCCAGGGAAACAGTTGTGACCGTTAAAGATTATACGGCGGGAACTGTGAGTGTAAATACCGGATCAGGAACGGTGACTGGAACAGGAACAACATTCACATCAACCCATGCGAACCTTCAATACTTTATACAATTTTCCGGAGCCAACGATTGGTATCAAATAACCAGCTACATCAGCGCCACGCAGATAACCATTACTCCCGGATATCAACCAACAACAAACGCTACAAATGTCACTTACATTATCAGGGCTTTTTTCTACAGCCTTTCTGCAACCGCAGATAGAATTATCGATATTCGAAACTGGAACACACCTTTAAAAATCATTGAAGTCGATCCTCGGCAGTTGGATGATCTTATGCCAAATCCCCAGTCAACGGGCAGTTCCTATGGATATCTCTGTTGGGGCTATGACTCAAGTGGCAATATCCAGGTGACTCCTTATCCGTTTCCGTCGGATGCAAGATTGTTGGAGGTTAGAGTCAATAAAAGACCAACCGATATGTCGGCGAATGGCGATCTCCCGGCTGTGCCAAATAAATACGCTCATATCCTAGCTTGGGGAGCGATTGCTATCGGTTTCAATTATTTAAGGAAGAAAGAGGATGCCGGTTTTTGGAGCGCAAAATATGAAAATCGGATATCGGAGATGAAGCGAGAATATCGCTTATCCGAAGATAATCAGCCGATTCTTAAATCCATCGATTCAGTTCAACGAGCCAAGTGGATCGCTATGCCTCAACAATTCCCGGTAATCACCAGCGGATAACATGGCTATTATTGGCCCCATTCAATATGGCGGTCTTAATACTAAAACTGCCAGCATTTCATCGCCTCCTGCCGTCGGAGTCTGGGCGGATATTCCGACCGGGCAAATGTCAACTTGTCAGGATTTCAATAAAAATTATAGTTCCCTCCTAGCCAGGCCTGCCACTGCTCAATTCAGTACGACTTTAAATGGCGCCAACCAAGTAGTCAATGGATTGGCTTGGTACTCTGATGCCAATAATTACTCCCAAGGAATTCAGATTTACGCTATGTGCAATGGTGGTCTTTTTCAAAACGCAATGGTGACCAATGCTAGTACTCCTCTTACTTTTACAGCGAGAACCGGTGCCATTTCAATGCAAGGTACTCTGGGCAATCCTTATACATTCGATATCCTTAACAATATTCTTGTTGGATGCGGAGGTTCTGGTTCCGGCAAAACTCCGTTTAAAATAACTGCTTACAACGTAAATGCCGTGGCTTTAACGGGAGCGCCGTTAGGAGATTGCGTTAAAGTTGTAAACAATTTTCTTTTTATAGGTCGTCAACTAAATGCTGCTTCTACCTATTCTAGGGTCAGCTGGTCAAATGTGGGAGATCCGACAACTTGGACGGCGGCTAATTACGTTGATTTCAGAGTTAATGATGGTGATCGCGTTCAAGCTTTGGGATCTATTGGTCAAGATCTTTATATTTTTAAGCGGAATTCCATTGGCCGTCTTTCAACAACAACACAAATCATTTCAGGCGCCGTTACTTTAGGACCACTTCAAACCATTTCCATTGGAACCGGTACTTTGGGTCCTTGGGCTTTGGACAATATGCCGGATGGTCGGATCGTTTTTTTGGCTTCAGATGGTCGTCTTAAACTTTTCGACGGAACATCTTTTACAGATCTATCGGATATGCCGTACCCAGGACCAAATATTCAAGCAAGCTTTGACGAAATCGCTGGTGGTCCAAATTTCAGTGCTATTTGTGTAAGAGTTTTCCCGGATCATCACCAGATTATTGTTTGCTTTACCGGATATTCAACTGGATACCGCTGCTATGTTTATGATTGGTTTGAAGAATTTTGGTCGCAATGGACCGGGATCACGCCGACCATTCTTCTTAATGTTCCGAGGCTTGAAAACTCAAATGTTGATAATGGAGCTTTTGGGATGGCTTCCGTTTTTTACGAGGGCAACAGTATAGGAACGGTTGTACAGTTAAACAAAACGATTTCATTGTATGGACCGGGAAACGATGCGGGAACAAATATTAATCCTTCCTGCACGGTGAATATAATGCTGGGTGGAGACCTCTCAAACTTCACGCCTAGGTCGATTATTATTCCTTTTACAAACTCAAACTCCAGCGCCGCGCAATGTCTAATTACCACCGGGTGGGATGGCACATTATCTGGGGGAACTACTTATACCCTTGGTGCGAGTCCGGCTTTTTCAAATATTATTGTTCCAATTCCCTTTGCCAGTTCAGGGACAACGGTTCGACCTCGTACTTTGCAAATGAAAATAACCGGTACCAATTGGGGTCCGATTCTTCATCCTTTTTATTTGAGTGATGAGGTCCTTGCCTAATGGCCAAATTAAATTTTCCAGATCCGATTATCAAAATTATAGCTGATCAGGCTTCGTTCAATAGGTTTTTGACGTATCTTTATCGGTTGTGGAATGACATGGATGACGGAACTATCTCATGGACAAACCAAAGCATTTTAAACAATTTGACTCTTTTAAATTTAACTCAAGGGTCTGTTCTTTTTATTGGAGCAAGCGGTCTCGTCAGCCAGAAAAACGCCAATTTCTTTTGGGATAACACAAATTTCCGTCTGGGCATTGGAAAGACAAATCCAGGAACACCTTTGGACGTGAACGGAACAATTACGGCAACGGGAGAAGCTCTCAACGGAACTTTAACGGTGACGGCGGGGAATATTGTGATGGCCACATCTGGTCAGATTCAAATATTGGATGGGACTGTGGGAGCTCCTGGTTTAGCTTGTGTCGCTGATGGGAGTTTGGGGTTTTATCGAATTGGTGTCACAGATTTGGGGTTGTCGATGTCCGGTACCCTACGAATGGAATGGACCAGTACACAGGTGTCTATCTTAAATCCACTCACGATGAATTCCAATAAAATCACCAGTTTGGCCAATGGATCAGCGGCAACAGACGCGGCTACTTTTGGACAAATACCGGCGAGAACAGCTCGAACAAGACAGGTTTTTACAGCTACTGGCTCCAATACATACACCACGCCAGCAGGTGTTCTTTATTTATTTGTACGAATGGTCGGAGGTGGCGGAGGCGGAGAAGGATCTGGAACTGCGGCAAGAGGAGCTGGTGGAAATGGTGTTAATTCTACTTTTGGGGCCTCTCTTACCTGTACTGGTGGCATCGGTGGAACGGATGCGACTTCACAGACCGGATCAGGGGCATCTGGAGGAGACGTTAATATTTCAGGGGGCGGGGCCGCTGGCGCTACTTCAGCATTGGCTCTGGTTGATGGCGCCAGCGGCGGAGGAACTCCTTTTGGGTCTGGAGGATGGGGTGGTATAGCCAACGTTGCGGG